TTACTTCTTCTGTAATTCCTGTTTCATCTGCTTGTTTTCAGCCTTAAGTTTTTTGTTCTCCGCTTGAATTCTTTTTTGCTCTTCCGTCCAGTTTTTATTATCGGTGCATCCCATAATCCTACTCCTTTCTAATCGATCGGTACCGATAACCTGACGCCAACTCTCACCTTGCTTGCTCGATCGGCGTCATAATTCACAGCCGGGCCAAGATACCCGGTATAGCCGAATACCTTCACTCTAGTCATATACGCCAAGTCGGCAGCCTTCGAGTAGATGGTCGCCTCTACCAAATGCTTCGGGTAGGCTTTGATATTGTACACATTCAAGTTGACCGGCTGATTATCGGGCGGCTTCGTCGGTTTCTGATCGGGCTTGGCTGGGTCGGTGACTATTTGCATGTCGGAGCCAGTCTGCTGCTGGACGCTGGCCAGAGTCTGAGTCATGCCGGCACCGGTGGTCGGTATGATCTGGTCAGGCGGCCGCGTGGCCGCCTCCTGGATGTCCTGAGCGATCTCTTGAGTCTGGCCGGAGGAGATATACACGCCGGCATTGTGCGCAGCCTCCTGGACGCCCTGGGGAGTCTCGGCCTGCTGCTGCGATTCATATGTCACCGGCTGTCCAGGGTGCAGCATGTCCCAGGCCCACCATCCGGCGCCGACGATTATCAGCAGCGCCACCAGGTAGACTATCAAGCGGTACCGAAGCCAAAGCGCCTGTTTGCCGGCGTCGATGGCCTGGCCAAGGATGTCCTTTTGCTCGTCGCTCATATAAATCCTCCTTGATGCGCCCACAGAGCCAGGCGCGGCAGCACCACCGCGAACAGGATAACCATCACCAGCAGTATGCCGGCAAGTCCGCCCGATGTCTGAAGCGGATGAACGCTATCGATGGCAATAAGCTCGATTTCGCCGGTTTGCCTGTACTTAGCCTTATTGAAGTACAGCCGCTTAGTCACGGTCCACCTCCGGAAGGTCCACCGTCTGCCCGGCCAAGGCGTGGGTGCAGTCGCCGAGGAACTGGATTTTGCCGTCGATAACAAAACTGTGGCATCTGTGGGTATGGGGCGGGTTTATTGGAACATTACCGTTAACCAACACCGAAGGGGTAAGTGTCGGCCGCTCAGGATTTCCATTGTAGCCCCATACCGGCCGAGGCCGATCTCCTTCAGACACAAACACTCGGTGACCACAGCCACACCCGGGACAGAAAAACAGCAGAGATCCATGGTCACCCTCTATACCTTTCACCCTTACACCCATATCAGCCAGCCCCCTGCTGCATCATGCGAGCCACGGCCGCCCGGATGTTCGGTATTTCTTGGTAAAGCATTAGCCCAGGGCATTCGGTCGCCAGCCAGTCGCGGTGACCGGTAATCATCGAGAGCGGATCAAGGCCGTACTGTTCGCACTTGTCGGCCAGGAGTCCGGTAAGCGCCTGCATCTGCGCGTCGTTCGGCAGCTGGTTTGCAAACGCTCCGCAGACATGGACGCCAAGGGTGAACCCGTTAGCGCCGGGCGAGTGAGCGCCCTGGTACTCTTCTGGCCGGCCTCGCTCGACCGTGCCGTCCTTGCGGATAACGAAGTGGTAGCCGATGCCGGCCCATGCAAAGCCGATATGCAACTGGTGAATCTGCTCGGCGCTGAGATCGACATCATCCTCGCCAGTGTGATGGATGACCAGGCCCCTGATCGGCTGAATCGCCGTCAAATTGCGGACGAACGTCAGGCCGGTTTCAATAATAGGTACTCGCATGATTTACGCTCCCTCCCCCGTGTTATCGGCCGGCGGTGCCACTACAGGCGCCGGCGGTTTTTCTGCTTGGTGTAAATCCTCGATATCGACTGCCGCCTGCATCTTACGGATGATGGCCACCTCGGCGTCGATAACCCATCCGATGACGGCCGCCGGCGGATAAATGCGCCACTTGTTAATGGTTGGCCAGAAAAGAAGCTGCTGGAACTGGCTGATCGCAGCGGCCCGCTTCGCCGAATTCTCCATGTCGTCGCAGGCGCGGTCAATCTCAAAAAGGATGATCCGCAGCGAAGTTTTGAAGCGCCCTGGCGGCAGGCCTTTAGCCTTGACGTACAACGCCATGGCCGCCAGCACCAAGACATTGACGGCCGCAGCGACAATAAAAATGGCCCAGAGCAGGTGCTGCTCGAGCCAGGTCAGAGTACCGGTGATTATCTCCATGATAGGCCTCCTATTTATTTCGATTTTTCCACGCCCGCCGGATCTTCAGGCAAAGGTAGATAATCCCGACTGCGGTATAAATCAGCGTGGCGACGCACACCCAGTCTTGCAGAGTAAACCAGCCAAACTTTGCTCCTGCCGAGATAACGACCGGTGGCGAGAGTTTTGCCAGCTCACTGGCGATGCTTTCGTGTTCCATCCTCCCACATCCCCTCATAAAAATAGAGGCTGCCGCCTCTTTCTACCACACTGGAATAGCCTCGATATCCTCGGCCGTCGTCGCGGCTTCGATCTGCTCCCGGAGTCCCCGGGCGTGTTGGTGGATGGTGTTTGCGTTATCGGCCAGGGCGAGCGGTAAGCCGATAAACTCCTCAGCGCTCATTGTGGCGACGGTGTTATCCTGCAGCGTCCAGGTAAAAGATAGGCCAGTAACGCCGGTGGATATAGCGCTACGGGCTGCGGCGACGGCGACCGTCAGGCGAATAACGCTGGTCGGGTCGGAATCGAAAACTTTGCCGAGATAGGTAAACCCTGCCGCCTCCCGCCGGTCCCTTTCGGCCTTGACCGCCTCCCACTTGGCCGCCCGCAATACGTCCAGCGCCGGCGTCGGCTGCCAATCGTCGGCAAGGTCGTCACGCCACCCGAAAGGCCAGTAGTCGCGGTGCAGAGAGCCGGTCCATTCGTCGGGATGCGTCATTGGCCCTTTTATGCAGTTGCCGGGGTCGTCCTCCCGGCCGGGTGTCGGGTCGATGAATTTAGCGTAAATCATTCAATCACCTCCATCTCTACGTCGACGTATCCCGCCGACTCTTGGCTGCCGGTGTAGGAGTTCGCGGCAATTACTATGTAAGACGCGTTTTGGTTCAAGATGATTTGTTGACTGTTAATTTCCTTGAGTGCGCCAATGCCGACGCCGCCGCTGATTATGACGTCGGATACTTTTGACTTCCTGGTATCAGAAAGATTTTTTCGGAAGAATTTTTCAATTTTTACCTTATCAGTACCAAAAGAGTTTGCTAAATAAACCAGTGAGGCAGAGGACGTAACGTACACTGTTGTCACCGCTTTCCGGTTACCGCCGATAGCTCCCTCGCGCCTGCCGAATTTATAGCTAGAATCGTCATATTCCCAAGGATGAGCAGAGTCACACCGGGCGTAGCCTAAAGGAATACTATCGGCAGGAAGGATGGAACGAATATCGGTAAATTCAGGCTTGGCCGGGTCGGCGTAATACCTACACGGCAGAAGCAGAGCGTTCGATATGGCGGCGATTTGGGCGGGAGAGCGGAGAGCGTTGCGGATTTCAACGTAATGGTGAGTGCCTTTGTCGAATTGGGTGCCAGCATACCACGATCCAATTCTCAGAGTACCGGCTGCAGTTGTATTCTGCCAATCGCCAGCGTACTGCCAGACGAACGACCCATTAACATATACGCGACAATTAATACCGTCATGGGCTACCTCTGTGTAGTACGTTTTCCCGGTTTCAAACACAAAGCCCGTTGAATATTGAGCTCCAGCAGCAGCAAAAACATTTAAAGTCCCGTCGGCTGCGACGGCCGTCCCAAACATTCCCGCCGCAGTACCAATCCCCACTAGGTTCTGCCAGGTTGCCGTCGGGCCGTTATAGGTATACACATCTACGATGGCGACAATGTTGTCGCCCGTCGGTATCCCCGTAAAACTCGTAGAAATGTACGTTCCGCTTACTCCGTCAAATTGCCCGGCGTTGTCGGCTGCCAATCCAGGGACCGCCGTCACGGTGCCGCTTTTGTTTAATGTGATTGCCCCGACGCTGCTTGCAATTGTCGCGCTACCGTCGATAATAAACCGGCAAACGGTGCCGGCGTCGGCAGCGGGGGGAGCAGCGAGCAGCACCCCACTGGCTCCTGCCTTAGTATCATAGACGAGCTGGGCTCGTCGGGCAGTGAGCGCCACAGTGTTCTGCGCTCTCGTTTGCTTGACGTTGCTGATGAAGGTTTCGCCGGCGCTTATAGTAAGGTTGAGGTCGGCGCCGACCGTAAACTTCCGGCCGAAAGAACCATCGGCGTTCGGCACAATATAATTGGTGAGGCCGGGGGCTCCGCCGCCACCGGAGCCGCTGCCGCGCGATAACATACAAAGCCGACCTGAAGCTGTGCAGTATCCCATAAAGGTAATTGTTTCAGTCGTGCCTAGCGTACCATCGGCTTGGCAGTAATACGCTGTGTTGGCGACCAGGGTATCATCGGTGAATACGCCGGCTATACGAACCTGGCCAGAGGTATCTGGGCTGCCGACGTATTCGACGATGCCGATGATATCGGTGGCCGCCGCAGCAGCGGTGCCATCGCAGAGTTCCCACCGAGAGTTTGTCGCTGACCATTTGACGACGTTTTTCCTGACAAGACCGGTGATAAGCGCGGCGGTGTCGTCGACCAGCTTATTGATAATGTCGTTTTCTGTGAGTGCGGCTAGAGTTTTGGAATATGCCGAGGTATCAGGCGATGCGTGAAACATTTCATGGCCTCCTTAATTCAGAATCCCGAAGCGAATCCATCGCCTTCGCCTCCGGTGTCTTCCAGCGTTTGCGGGTCTAGCAGGTCAACATGTCCACCAAAACGGGTAAAGCTGCTCCTCTGAACGTGCCGAGCACCGTTATTTGGAGAGAAGGAAAAATACGGAGGATTGACATAGGATTTCTTGAAAACAAAATCATAGCCCCCGACCGGTATTGTGACGTTGAAAAACTCCTCCGTCGTCTTTTCGGCAGTTATCTTAATATCGATTCTGCTAAGCAAACCGACTGTAGCAAGGCCGTTAACGATCGCCCGGAGATTGATGTGCCTAGTACTGATAGTACCGCTTGGCATGAGCTTCCAGTCGCTGAAGATACTTCCGTCTATTGAGGTCTGAACCTCATATATTACAGGTTTGTCGGGTGCAATAAGCCATCTTTCTTTAGGGGTGAAAACAACGTCGGCCACTTTGCCGAGGTCGATTGTGGCGCCGGCGATGACCATGCCGGTGCCGGTGCCGATCATTAAGTTGCGATCTTTCAGCTCATCGTAGGATAGATCCTTGATATCGTCATAGGAAATCAGCGAATCCTGGGCAATGGTCTGGCCTATTAGTCCGCCGTTGCCGGTGATCGTCGCGCCTGCCTGGTAGTTGTTGCTATCAAGCACGGCCACCCGGTCGGATATGGCATCGATGCTGATGCTGTCGCTCAGCGCCTCGCTGTAGCCGCCGGTATTGTAGGCGGCCGCCCAATAGGTCATGTCACCAGGGACAGCGGCTGATGTTGCCTGCAGCGCCTCTTTTGTAACCTTCGCCGCCAGCTGGCCGCTGGCAAAGCTGCTGCCGCTTCGTATTTCCACGCCATCGGCGTTGGCGGCCAGGCCCGACCAGTTGAAAACGACATTGCCGCCGGATACCGACACCCGGAAGCTCGCCAGGGCCACCGGCGCGACATAATGGCCGGTGATCTTGGTAACGTTCACCACCGGCGCCACGCTGCCCAGGGCATCGGTGTAGAGAGCCTCGTTGTATTCCCGGCAAGTCATCTCAATCTTGCCGTCTTGGGTCTCGGTCATTGAGAGGATGCGCCAGTCTTTATTGGTCATCTCCATAATGGGGTCATTTGTCTGGATACGGTCGCCGATCGTGCGATTAAGGGCTCGACGGTTAGTGCGGTAGGTCATTGACTGTTTGCAGGTCTGGTAGAGATTCTGATAAAACCAGGCGAGCCGTGACGCCTGGTTGAAGTTCGTCACGCCGAACATCTCGACCGATTTCTCCACCGGCAGACGGCTCCGGAAACTAGCTGCCTCCGCCCGGGCCTCAACCTTCACCCAATCATAGGTCGGATCGATATAGGTAAGTCGCAACCGCTCGATCTCTTCGCCGAGCTCCGCCCAGCTAAAGCTTATTTCTTCGTCCGGCTGGATAGTAAATACCTGGCTTACGGCCACTGGACTCTCGACAAAGATTCCGTGAAGGCCGCGCTGATATGTTGGATAGGCCCGGTAACAGAACAGCATTTCTGTCAGCCAGTCCTGCCGGGCCTTGGTTTCGTCGAGCGTGAGGTTGAGTGTAAACCTCTTTTGGCCGCTCACAAGGGCATCGCAATAGGCGGCGGCGGTGATATAGGACTGTATATCGACGTTGGCCTCTTCCATGCCACAGCCATTGTCGCTCATCTCGAAGTCGAGGGTACACCAGGGCGGAGAATCCGTCCAGGTCGTTGTGTAGGTATTGACCGCCGTGTAAATCCGCACCAGGCGGCCTTCGACGATGGCAGTGACAGTGTTCACGCTTGATAGTTGATCGCTGGGAGTGGCTGTAATAGCAAGGTAGGCGTCATATTTCAGGCCGCCAACCACCTCGGCTTTGGCCGCCTGGGTGGCCCCAGGGACGCGGCTGTCGATCAGTTGGTCACCGTCGCCAACATAGGCAGTATAGGAGCAGCCAGGCAGGCTAGTAATGGGGATATCGTTGATACGGACATCGGTAAATCCTTTTATGGGGCCTAGACCGTAGCTGATAATGAGGTTTTGCACTGTGCTGCCGTTATCCGACCAAATGATATTGCCGGCCATTTTCACCTTGCCGTAGATCATAGGTATGGGCAGGGTATTATCACACTGGGTTGACATTGGGCCAAGCGAATAGGTTGGGCTTTGTGATTGCGCTTTCTTGGGGCCGAAAAGTTTTTGAGTAATGATGTTGACGGCCATAGCGACCGCCACTTTTCCTAAAAATGCTAATAATGTTCCCCCTGGCAAGAATCCCACCTAAACACCCCCTCGATCCGCCGCGAAATAGCCGAAAGACGACAAATTTCCGTAGTCTCATCTGTTATACTGTGGATAATTTCATCGCTTCCCATATAAATCCCGATATGCAAGAAGTTAAAAGGTAATCGAAAAGCCACCACATCGCCGGGTCGTATTTCAGTATCGGGAATGCGGCGGCCATGTTTAATCAGCAGGTCCATGAAATAACCTGAGAAATTATCAGCCGGCGGCCAGTCGTAGCGCGGTATATCCGGGTATAGCGCATAGACGGAAGCCATACACCCCAGCGCTTTCCCGTTTTCGTCCAGCTTCTGATATGGCCGGCCCACAGTTTTCCGCAGTTCGTCCAGCGTCATGACGACCTAACCACCATCTGGCGCGGCACGCTCGGATGGCCGCCAAACCTGGTTATGTTGCCCAGGGCCTTGCACCTGGGCATGGTGTGGTCGCAGGCCGTCTCAGCGCCAGCGTAGCGGCAGCGGAAGTCCTTGAATATCCACTGGCAGTTTGGGTCATAGGTGAATATCGGCGCGGCCTGCTCGAAATCGATGAGGTCGCGCTCGACTGAACAAGTGAATTCGCTGATGGTCATTTTGAGCTTATTGAGTACGCCTTCAAACTGCCAGACAGCGCCTTCTTCCAGGTGATCGATGAAGACCTCCTGGATGACGCAGCGCCGTCCGTTGAGTATGTTGCCGTTGTTGGCCAGGTAGGCCGCCCATTCGCGCCAGCGATTGGACATGGTAAGCTCGACGGATTCTTTCTTGCCATCCACCGATGTGCTGATATCGCCGCGCTTTATGGAGGCGGCGGTATAGACGTTGCCCGCGAAAGTAAGATCTGCGTTGTCGTAGGCGCAGAACCTGAAGGTTATGACATCAGTGGCGTAGATGGTGAGCAGCATCCTGGTCTGAATCTCGGAGCCCTGGGCGACTGTCTCGAGGGCAGTAGTCATTCCCTTACTCACTTGTTACCACCTCGACAAGCGTTAATGAGAATGTTTTGTAGCCGAGACGATTTATTTTGAAATCGAGATCGTCTACATCAAAGCGAACTGTGTAGGTGTTTCCGTCACCCCCGAGGTATCGGCCATTGTCGTCGTACTGTTTCCAGGTCCAGCTAAACGCTTTCCACCGGCCTTTCTGGGCAATAAAAAAAGCGCTTACTGCGCTGAATGCTGCCGGCGTTTTTTCAAAATCCAGAACCCACGTCCGGCGCGGGTTTGTCCACAGTGAATTCCTTTGCTCATGGGCAGAGTATTCGCCATCGATGTCGGTCTTGAAAGATACCGTGCTTTCATGAGCGTACTTATATGGAATGCTGAAAGTATCCATCATTTAGCCGCCACCTTTACAAGTCCTCTTGTCGACGGATCATTCTTTAGCAGATCCTGGACGGTACTTTTTATAATTTTGCCCTGTTGCTTGAGTTGAGCAACAATAGCCGGATCTGTGGCACCGTTGAAAGTTTGATTCAGTACGACTGTTTGACTGCTACTGCCTATCGCCGATAGTCCGCTGTTAGGTACAATAGCCCCGAAAGTATTGGGTACAAATAATTCCGGCCCGACTTCACCGACAAGATAAGGGGTATTTGCTGAAACCGGGCCGCCCGAGGCTTTTCCCGGAATCGGAGTCCAAGAACCAGAGCTGCCAGAGCCGCCGCTCCCGCCCGATGATATGCCGAAGAGGCCGCCGAATAACGCAGAGAAGATATTTACCTCTTCATTTACCGAAAACAGTTTGGCGACAACGCGCTCTACAAACTTGTACCACATATCTTCCAGAACATCCGTGCCAGACCGCGTTCCCGTTATTAAGTCTGTTATCATCTTCCTGTTTGAATTAACAATTTCGCGGTTTTGAGATGCGACGCGTTCTACATGAGCATTGTTCGCCCTCTCCATTTCAAGATTATACTTGGCATCAAGCGCCGCCTTTTCCCGGAGAAGGTCTTCATATTCCCGTTTTTCATCCTTGGTCAGTCTGCCATTTGCCTCTTTCCTCTGTTCGTAAAGTCTGATTTTTGCCGCCAGTGCTTCGGATTCAAGTTGATATTCATCTGAAAGCTGCTTCTTCGTCAGTTCAGTTTCTGCATCAATTATTGCCTTTTTACTTTCGGATGTATCTTCGCTATTGATCTTGGCCATTTCGAGCGCATGGCGCTCTGTTTCTTCCTGCATCGATTGCGTAGCCTTTTTCTTGGTTAATAGATTATCCTCGTTTCTGATAGCCTCGGTCATAAGTTTATGCTCAGCCGCGGCTATTTGGAGAGCGAGTTCAAGCCTTTCCTTGTTGGAGGTGGTCTGTTCTTTAAGCTTTTTCAAGAGTTCGTCATACTGATCTATGGTCATTTCTCCAAGTTGGACCTGCTTGCCGGCCTTCTCGATCATCTCTTGGCGAGCCTGCTTACCGAGAGCAAATATTTTCCCCTCAAGGTCAAACTGTAGAGCGTCCCTGTCGGATTTTTCTTTTTCCAGCACCGCTACTTTAGCCAGCCCCGTTAGCCGGTTTTGAACATTCTTGGCAAAATCCTGGAATGAAAGTTGTTCCATATCGACCTGCTTTTGCCACATGCCGATAAGGTTCATTGTTTCTTCTTTGTAAACTTGAAAGGCAGTCCGGCTGTCGCCGCCATTGTTATTCCCTAAAAAATCATCGTCGCCTTGGTTTTTTCGCTCTGGTGTATATCCTTCGGACTGAGATTCGATATCTTTCAGTGCTCCTATGCCTTGGGAGGTTTTTGGGGCACGCCCCGAACTAGCTACCAAATCTCTTGTCATCTGGTCTAAAGAACTATAATCACCATTCTGGATATCTTCAGCATTCTGTTTTCCTACCTTGTCTGCGAGATAAACCGAAGCCCCGATATACCCAGGAATGCCGCCAGCAATAAAAAGCGGGATAGCCCATTTCGGGACTTTCCCTGCGGCCCAGGTGACACCACTAATTGCGGTAGCAATTGCAGCAACTCCTCCAGCCACTTTGAACAGCGAACTTGCAAGTTCAGGGTTAGCGTTCTTCCAGTCAATAAAAGCTTTGGTTACCTTTGTGGCACTATCTAAAAGAGCCTTAATCGTAGGGAGCGCATCGGTGGTTATTGCAATCCCGAGAGCGGATAGAGTCCCTTTTGTCGATTCTATATCACGCTTCAGCTGTTCATAACCTGCTGCAGTCTCACTTGACATGATAAGTCCAAGAGCTTTGGCCTTTTCCCAGGCCTTCTGCATTTCGCTGTTTGACATCATGAGTATGTCGTGCATCTCAGCACCGCTACGTCCAAACAGTTTCATCTCAATAGCGGTTTTCTGCAAGCCGTCCGGCATCTCGTTAAGTCGGTTTTTTATGTCCTGGAATATTTCAGATGCAGACCGCATAGTGCCGTCGGTGTTCGTTGCGGATATCCCTAACATAGTAAGAGCATCTTCAGCCTGTTTCCCACTGGCAGCAGCTGTGGTTTGAGCGCTAGCAGCCTCAAAAACGCTTTTGCTAAATCTGGCCCACATTATATTAGCGGTTTGCAAGTCCATACCAGTACGCTTGGCTATAACAAGGAATTTCGACGATTCCTCACCGGCCATGCCCGTCTTATCACTGAGATCGTCGACCGCGTTGCCCCATTCTATTGCTGACTTCACAGCTATACCAGCTGCAGTCGTAACGCTACCGGCTGCAACCAATGTTAATTTTCCGAGTTTCCCCCAAACTTCACTTGTTCTTTTTACCGAACCCGAGGTCTGGTTTTCCATTTGGGCGAGTTTCATAACATAGTCGGAAAGGTCGGCCCTTATCTTTACTATTAACCCAGTAAGTTCCTGATCGCCGGCCATGGAATCACTCCTCCTCGCAGAAAGAGCCCAGATCGTCAAATTCGATCCGGGCCCCGTTGTTTACGTTATCGCCTATCATCAAGGCATAAAAATTACGTTCTGTCTGTAGCCAAAACCATTTTTCGGATCTACCGCAGTTTATTACTGCATAGGCGAGGCGTCCAATCCATTTTGCTTTCGCGCTAACGCCGCTTTTTTTTTACCTTCATCGTCGTAGCTCAGCACCTCAAGCATATCCATCATTTCAGGCGTAATTATGCTATTTGCCCAGGTTGCGGCTATAAGAATCGCGTAGAGCGGCGCTTCTTTTGGCAATAACTGCGAATGTACAAAAGCTAAACTTCCTTCACGGTTTATCACCCACGGCCACCTACGCTTATCAATCAGTTCGCACGGCCATATGTCTGTATGAAGCAATCCTGCATAAAGAAAGTTAGCAACGTCTTCACTTTTTAGCGCCGTAACTTCCGTGAAAAACTTTGCAGCAATGTTTGTTACGTTTTCTTCGCTGCCATAAAGTATAGATAGTTCCTTGATTGACAGGAACGAAAATTCAAGGTTGTATTCCTTACCTCGAAGGACTATTTTAATTGCATCCGGGCTGAGGTCTCTTAATTCCACAATTTACACCCCACAAAAAGGTGGAGGCCCCGGAGGGCCTCCCCTTGCTTCTTTGTATTTGGATTACGCAGCGGCCACGCCGGCCGTGGTGATGGTCGAATCAGCAGCCGTGAGCCCGGCGCAGGTGCCATTGGCGATAGACACCTTGGCAGTGGCGTCATTGGCCGCCGCCACAGTCCTGGTGAGCGTGAGATCCGTGCCGGCGCCGCCGACTGTCCAGATACCGCTGACTGCCGCGTCAGCCGCGAGAGCTTCGCGAGCTTTCTGGCAAGCTACAGCGTCAGAGTCGTTGAGCGCTACAGCGTAGGTGATGGTTTTCGGTGTTCCGGTCATGCCGGCGGTGATAACGGTGAGAGAAGCATTGCCGGCGGTGGTAACCGTCCCGGCGAAGGCGAGCGTCAATACCTGCGAAATGCCGCCGAGCGTCATGGCGGTATTGGCCTGCTTCCAGGAGAAGCGCCGCGGCTTGTCGCCATAGACGTTGCCTGTGGTATGAACGGCCGTACCTTTGAAGGTGGCTTCAGCGAACTGGCCGCCCGTCAGGCCTGCGACATAGAGCCGGCCGCGCACCTTGTGAATGATAAGTTTGCGCAGGCGGTTTTTAGTCAGAGCCTCGATTTTTCCGTAGTTGCCGACATCATCCGGCGCTGCGCCGTGATAGGTAGCATCATCGGAACCGTCGGCGATGGCACCGCCGTTGATCGACTCCATGAGTTCGAACGGCACGTTGTGGAGTTGGAAGCCGATGCCGGATTTATCGTCGACATATTCAACGTCCACGATGCGTTCGTCGCCACGGCCCTCGACCTCCGAGGAGTTGTCGTCGATCGATATGGCTTTGATGCCGGGCATGTCCTTAGCCGGCCCATACGTCGGCGCCGACCCGGCCACGTCGGTCAGCAGCGGATACCACTTCGCGCTAACTACGCCGAAAAGAGAAGGTTTCTTATCAGGTACTGCCAAGTTAATCCCTCCTTATTAGCAAATTGTTCCGTCGCTATCGACGGTAAATGAGTAAACCATGGCCTTGCCGTTGCGCGGCACGTCGCTATCGTCGTCAGGCGCCCGCTCCCGCATACCACCTATGCCAGTAATTATACGGTCAATATGCAAGGCGATGGCGGTAACATTGCCTCTGCTATAGGGTTCAATGGCCATGGTTATTTTTGAGGCTACTTCCCGCTCGTCAGCATGAACGAGAGGTTCGTTCTCAAGTTCGTAATGCACGATGAACTTTTCCGGCATGTTATCATCCGGATATTGGTGTGAGATATGTTCCCCGCCAAGTTCTGTAATCAAAGCAGCATCGCCAACCAGGGCGGCTTGAATTTGAGACTTTATGCTTATCATGAAATACCTCCCTTGGCGGCGCTGGCCATCAGTTTCAGCGTGGCGTCAGCAAGGACATTTCTTACCTCTTGCCTTTTGGCCTCTCCGGCCGGCCTGATAAACGGCTCTTTTTTCTGTCCAGGATGGTTGACGGACTGTCCTTTGCGAAGGTAAATCCAGTCAGCCTTTGTCATCTTGGTAGTGAGTCCGCTTCCCTGCTGGTAGAACTTTCGCAGGCGGATCTTGCCGGATTTCATTTTGACATTGAACTTGCCGGCTTCGGCTGGCCATGAAAGCTGGTTCTGCCAGTTTTTCGGCGAGATTTTGTGCCGCTTGGTGCCGGATTCATAGAATTTGTAGGCCCACGCACGACTTTTGCCCTTGGCCTTTCGAGCTAGGCCGACACGCACCTCATCTTTGGGTGATTGCGGAGTCACCTTCAGCTGATTAGCCGCCTTCTGGTCAGGCGCTCTTATCTGCGCCTCTCGTTTGACTATGCCGCCGCCTTTGAGCAGCGCACGGCCAATCGTGCCGGGTGCCTGCCGCCGTACCGTCGCCGAAAACTTGCCTATATTGTTGACGATATCAGCTTTAACGCTCATACACGCTTCAGTAGGGCAACGTATTTGCCAGGTTCAGTATCGTCAATGTGGCGAATTTCGTATTCGTTGCCCTGATATGAGATATGATTGATCGCGACAACAGCGGAATGGGGCCGGCAAGTCATTATCATAGATATGGAATCGTCCATGATACCAAACTTGCGGTGAACGTATTCTCCTCCGCCCGCCTCCATCTTGGCCCATATCTTGGCGGTTTCGGCGTAGCCGTCAACGGTAACGCCTTCGGCATCCTTGGTTTTGGTTGGCGCAAGAACCGATACCCGGTGGCGAAGCTCTCCCGCCCTCATACCGGCACCACCCTGTCAAGCGAAAGTAGCGCCTGTACCGAGAACTCCACTTCCCGCGAAATCGCTCCGGTAATCACAGCCTCGCGGTTCATGTACCAGTGGCCGATCAGCAGGAGCATGGCCTGCTTTACCTTCTGAGGCACATTGGCCGCAGGCTCAGGAGCTGCCTCCGTTCCGCCAGCTGGGTATCCGGCAACATAACGGATTTTTACGGCGTTCGCCGTCCGCAGGGTAACCGTCGGCATGGTTTTGCTGTAGCCCAGCGATACCCGCCCTGGCTCAGAGTCGGAATCGACAAAATAGACAGCGCTGTCCAAAGTGTATTCGGTGTCGTCGGTGCCGAAATATTTGATACTTGTCACGCTGGCCAGTGGAGGCCGGGGCAGGTTCAGCGGAAACGCTGGCCATTTGTCAAGGGTGAGCTCCAGCGTCTGAGTGATATAAGCGCGGTTTTGGTAACCTTCGCACCACTCCCGGGCAGCGGTGATAAGGCCAGTCAGCAAAGTGTCCTCATCATCGCCCGCACGGCAATGCAGTTTGACTTCAGCGAGCGTCACTGGCTCGGCTGTCGGCGCGGTTATGACCTTGAGAGACCAAGGGTTTCTCTCTTTTCGGTCACGATGATAGTGGTGGAACATAGTTATTCACCACTTTTCCGCGCTTTCAATTCTACCTCAAGAGCGACCTTCCCCCGGATTTTTTTGCCGTCGGCGAACTTGTACCAACCACCCGGTAGCGATTCATATGGCGCCCCTGCCGCTGGCGGTTGGTTGGGCGGCGAGGAATTACCAGCGGCGGCGCCATCGCCTGCCGGCTGTGCCAGTCCCAATCCCAGCCAGTCCTTAACTAGATCGCCTGGAATCGTTACCTTCATGCCTGCGGGGACATCCTCGCCGTTCAACCTGACCTCTTTAAGGGTTATAACTTCAACCACAGTATTCCGCTCCTTTCAGTAAGAAGGGGGCCGAAGCCCCCTCCTATAATACCTTACCGGCAGCGAATTTCTGCGTCGGCTCGAAGCGGCCGTCACCGCGCAGCAGAGTTACGGCGCAGACGCCGGCGGTCGACGTGGTGGTAACCTTGGGAGCCACATAGTTGAATCCGCCCGCGATGTCCAGTTGCGAGACGTCGATCTCGGCATATGCCTGCGCCTGGAGGGTCGCCGGGGTGATGGTGGCCGCCGGATCCGCGATGGTTATCAGGGCTTCGCCCGGGTCGGTGGCGGTCAGGGTCACGACGCCCAGAGCCGAGGTGGCAGTCACGCCGGGCACTCCATAGGTCGCGTGATTGATTAGCCCAGCAAGAGCGGCCGCATCGGCAGTATCATCGCCGTCAATCTTGAACTGACGACTGGCGGCGGTCGTGGTATCGGTGTGGGCCGTGAAAACCAGGCCGTTGATGGTCACCGCCTGGGTATTCAGCACGGTAGCCAGGGTCAGGGTGGCGACCGTAACGCCGGTGTTGGCGGTAAGGGTGGCTTCGGCGCCGGTTACGGCTTTGGCGCTGGTGCCGGCGGCGTCGGTGGCCTGCAGGAATTCGACTTTTGCCGTTTTGTCGACCGCCATGGCGCCGATACTCAAAATAGCCAGCGCCTTGCGGTAGTTGTTCATGCAGAAATACTTGCCAGTGACGTTGGTGTTGTTGATAACCTGCCCGACCAGGCCGATATCAACTTTGGCCCGCTTAATCATGGATTTCATTTTTTTACCTCCTGTAGTTTAGTAGGCTGGGATAATCCCAGCCCCGTTATTTGAGTATTACGTAAGGAGACACAGTTGTTTCGCCATCCTCGAGGAGCAGCGGGTCTTTTACCCACGGCTGGCCATCGATATTGGCGACAATCTTGAACACGGTCTGATTAGTGGTGAACTTCACGTGTTCCGATACGGCGACGAAAGGACCAGAGCCGGCCTTGGTCAGATAGTATTTGAAATCGACCAGCATGATATCGCCTTCGTTGCCAACGGTTGGAGTCTTGCCGTTCCAGAGGATCGGTCGGCCAAGAAGCGTGGCTCCGACGCCTTTGGTTGCGTCGCCACTGTTGAATATATATTGCTTAGCTTCGTCCTGCAGGGTCATAATCTTCGGCATGACGGTCATGTTGGCCACCCACACCGCGTTACTGAGAGCTTCCGGCAGGAGGCGAGCGAGCATGTTCACTAGGTCGACATACCCGACAGTAGCCGAAGTGGCTCTAGCGATCTTGATGGCGCCAGGGGCGTTGTAGACGCCGAACGGGCATCCAGCGCCGGACCCACGTAGAAACTTATAGTCGCGGCCGGAAATCCACGCCTGGCGCAGCAGGTTCTGCACAAAGGCGCCGGATGCCTGCCAGTTCATCAAGGTTTTGTTGTTGATAGTGGACATGCCGCTGACTTCCTGCGGCCGAAGGGTGAGGTCTTTGATAACGGGATCTTTGGTGTCGCTGACGGTCTTGGCCTCAGCGGTCCAGGTCAGTTCGACGCCGCCCATCGCGCCATCGGCGCCCTGCTGGAAGTAGGGGATGGTGAATTCCGCATCAGGCGGGCTGCCGGCTGGGATATTCGTGGCCCGCGGCATAACGATTTCCTGCTCGGGGCTGAGCTGGAGAATGTCCTGCGAGAACTGGGCGGGGATCAGGATGCCCACATCGCTGCTCGCGAGGTTCTGCAGGCGGCCCTTCTTGTCGCCGAATTTTACGGCATTCAGGAATTCGCCCAGATTGGCGAAGCCGCCGTCGTCCAGTTTGGGTTTCTGGACGTCCAGGACCGCCGGAATGACGGGCGGGTTGGCCGGCGCGTCGAGGAATTTGTTGTTGGCGTCGAGTTTTTCGGCACGCTCGAGGTCTTTCTGCAGGTTTTCGATCTCAGCCTGGTGGGCATCGAAGTCCTTGCGCTCGGCGTCGTTCATGGCCCGATTTTCGGTCTTGGCAAGGTCGACAATCGTCTGCTGTTTGGCCATAATCTCGCGGATTTTGGCCAGAATCTGCTCTTTGTTCATTTTTTTACCTCCCAAACATGTTTTTGTTGAGTTGTAACTGGGCTTCGCATAAAGAAAGCAGCCCATTAGGCTGCTGTTCTTCAGCTTTGGGCGGCTCTTTTTCGGCCGCCACCGGGATGAATTTAGGGGCATTTTTATACCGCGAAAGGTCCATTTTGACGCCATTTAGCATCAAAAATCCGCCATCGACCGAGGCCGCGACCTGTTTTTCGGCCTCAATTTCATCGGCAAACCCCATTTTGACGCATTCATCGGCAGTCAACCATGTTTCAGCGTCCAGAAGATCAACAATTTTGCCCTTTTCGAGCCCGGTTTTAGCTTCATAGACGCCGATTATGGTTTCGCCGACGGTGTCGAGGGTATCAGCCAACTTTCGGAAGTCAGCGGCATTGCCGATGCCGATTGTCCAAGGATTATGGACCATCATCATGGCGTTTTTCGGCATTATGACCTTATCCCCGGCCATGGCAATCACGGAAGCAATAGAAGCGGCCAAGCCATCGACGTAAACCGTCTTTTTGGCTTCATGCCGCTTTAGCATCGAGTAAATTGCCTGGCCAGCGAACACATCGCCACCATCCGAGTTGATGAAAATCTTGATTTCGTTGACCGCCCCGATGGCGTCGAGGTCTTTTTTGAATTCCTTCGGGGTTACCTCGTCGCCCCAGAATACCGACCCGGCAACTATGCCGTAAATCGTGAGTTCTGCGACCCCATCTTTGATCTTGAAGCTCCAGAATTTCACTGATTCCCACCTCCTTTCCCCTTCGGCTTCTGGGCGGCCGCGGTCTCGACTGACATCATGTTACCGTTGACCAGGTAATGTTTCCCCTGGCCACCTTCCTGCGGGTTCATATTTTCGAGTTCCCGCCACTCATCGCCGTTGATGACGCCGTCCTGGCGCATCAGGTGGAGCATTTGAGCCCGGGCGACGGTGTCGCCCCGCAGTAGGGCGTTGATGAGGAACTCGGCAAAATAGCCCTGCCGGCGCTCCTCAGGAGTAAGCAACTTGAAATTGATCATCTGCTCCCAACGGGTGAACCAAGGAAGCATGGTATACATGACAAATTCGAGTGACTGGTGCTCGATGTTGTTGTTGGTCGACCTGTCGAGATTCTGGAGGAGGTGCATCGGCACTCGGTATATACGGGCAATTTCTTCGATTTGGAACTTCCGGGTCTCAATGAACTGGGCCTCGTTCGGAGGTACAGTCACCTGGTGAAACTTCAGCCCTTCTTCCAGAACCATCAGTTTTTTTGCGTTACCTAGACCGGCATATCCCTCCCGGACCGATTCCTTGAACCTCTGCAACTGCTTGTCGTCAAGCTTTCCAGGATACTCGATTATCCCGGAGGGACTGGCGCCATTTCCGAAGAAAGCCGCTCCGAACTGTTCAGCAGCCAATCCAAGGGCAACCGCCTCCATGGCCATCCGGATCGGAGAGTAACCTTTTATGCCGTCGAAACCAAGTCCGGGAATGTGAAACACCTCTGATGTCGGCAGAGTAACCAATTTCCCTCTGTCATTGGTGGTGTATTCGATTTCCCATGTTTGGGGATTTCGTCCCACGTCGGTGACCGTCCAAGGGAGCATGTTCAGAGAAATAACCTGCCCGCGGCGGTTACGCTGAATCTGGGCGTAGCAATTTCCCGAGCTCGCGACGTGCCCCATCATGGTCTCTTTAAGGATCATGCTGGGCATCTCTTTGTTCGGCGCAAACTTCAGGATGTCGTAAAGGGGATGGTCGACGGCGCGGTCCTTGCCGCTGGACTTGTTGCCGATTTCGCGGTCACGGTATAGGATGATCGGCATTGAGGCGAGCGTCTCGGACAGCACCCTGATGCACGCAAACACCGCCGTCAGCCTCATGGCCGAATGTTCATTGACCGACAGGCCTGTTTTTGATGGTCCGGCGCCGAGCCAACGATATAGCCACCCCGGCGGCTCGCCGGAGAGCGGAAATGCTTCTGCTAAAAATTTACCTATAACCCCCAACTACTTCACCTCCGTTTCGGCCAGCCAACAAGCACTAAAAAAGCGCCTAGCGTGATAAACATCAGCGGCGCATAGATAAGATATAGGCCGTATGAAATCAAACCGCCGCCGGCCAAGAGTAGCATATCGCGAAAGTCCAGCTTTTTCACACTGATATAACCCCCCTCTCTTCGTATACCGAAGCCCCGTCTTCCATCGCCGGTAGTCTTACCATGGCGTTTATGATGGCAGCGACAAGGTCGATTCTCTGGCTATCGTCTTTATGCTTTTTCGAAAGTCTAATGTTCCCGTTATTATCGGTAATCACCATCGCATTCGAAAGGCACCAGGTTAAGAGCGGATTCCCATCATGGACAATCTTCCGCTCAATAATAAGCTCCCTGAACCTTTTTGTAGGCTCAGAGAGCGTGAGCATTCCCTGCCTGATATCGACTGTGGTATAACCATCTTTGGCCATGTTGGTCATAAACTGCGTGGCGTTGTATGGGTCGCAGCACACTTCATTTATTCTCAGGCCATCATCGGTCTCCCTGTCGTGAATGTGGGTTTGGATATAGTCGTAGTCGGTAACTCCACCAGGAGTGATGGTACACCAGTTTTCGTTTGCCCAGTGACGATATGGAACACGGTCGGTCTGCTCATGCCTACTTACCGACTCCTCTGGTATGAATCCGTGTGCGGTTACGCCCACTCGGCCATCTTCGAGGGGGATAACAAAACCGGTCCCCGTCAGGTCCACCCGCTTGGAAAGGTCGTCTCCATTCAAGCATTCTCTACCGTGTATGAGTTCAGCCAGTTCATGCCGCGACACTGCGAGTTCTTTCCAAGTGTCCATCAGGCCATCCATGTATTTTTCCTCGCTGCTTGCCTGCCAAAGATCGCACCGCTTTGTTAAAAACTCGCGGATCTTTGACGGGTCGCCAGAAGCGTAAGCGGCATCATGCTCGGTTCTGATCTGCTCCAACAAAGTGCGGCTGTAGTCATTATCTTCCTGTAATATCGGGTTGGCCTTCGGCCACACTTTTTCATCATGCGGCGAGTCTTCTTTGTCAAGTTCCCGGATCATAACAAAATACGTTTCGTCGATTATCTCGCCTGCAAGTATCTTTCGGCAATGGTCGCATTCTTTTTTACAAGGGTTATTTTCGGCGTCCTTGCCGGCCGTCGTGATAATCTCCATAAGGGACTGTGCCCGCTTGCCGAAACTGGACCAGAGAACATCATGTATTTCGCTGGTAGGGTGGGCGTGATATTCGTCGATGATGACTAGCACCGGGGCGCCGCCGTCTTTGTTCTTGGTGTCCTTAGAGAGCGGCCGCATAAAGCCTTTGCGGCTGATATGCTCGATGTAGGTGCGCTTTATCCGGAGTCGCTTTAATATGTCGGGGCTGGCCTCCCCCATGGATTTGGCATCGCCCCAAACACGTTTTGCCTGTTCACGGTCGACCGCGGCGCATTCAACCTCGGGCGATTCTTCGAATTGTCTTAGTTCCGGCTTTCCTGGTGGGTATAGACAGTCACCGCACATACCAAACAAGGCAAGCCCGGACATTTCAGTACTCTTTACATTGCCGCGAGCCCGCATATGGAAGGCTTTTTTAAAGCGGCGCCGGCCGGTGTCTTTGTGCACCCAGCCGAATGTGCAGCCGAGGTCGAACTTCTGGAAGGCCTGCAGCTCTATCAGTTCTCCCGAAAACGGCCCGCGCACATGATGGCAGCACCGCTCAAACCAGCCGAAAACTCTATCGGCCCGGGTTTCATCAAACACATAGGGGAAGTGGTCGGTGCCAGCCCGCTGAAGATCCCGCAAGTGTCGTTCGCACGCCTGCCACTCGGCCTTGCAGACGACTTTCATTCCCGAGACGACTTCCACCGCGTACCGTGTGGTCGGATGCAAAGAATCAAGGTGAGTTGTTAGCTTATCTAGGTCACTCGAAGAAATGGCCATTGGGGTCTTCCTTCTCAACTGCCTTCCTCCTGGCCAGCCGCGCACGGCCGTTCGGAGTAAGGCCCAGTTTTTCGGCGTAGGTAACTATTGTCCTGGACCATTTGCGCATCTCTTCATCGCGGTTAGCAACTGCAGCCCGATATGTCATCTGCCTGTCCCAGTCCACCTCCGGATCTCCAGACTTCACCGGCGGCGGAACTGGGTTTTTTGCAAGGCTTTCAAAGCCAGCGACAGCCTGACAATAAACCGCCAGGCTGTCGCTGTCCAGATCATCCATAATTACAAATCCCTTGAGCCGCCTAATAGTCCGTTTCCAGACATCGGCGGTCAGCGGATCGAGCATCAGCCAGTCAGGAGGTCTAAGCCTTACCCTTGAGCGTTGCATGCCGGCGGCTGCTTCTTTCCGCGCGGTGACTTCTTTTTGTGTCCAGTGTTTTCCGCCACCCTTTTTCCCGACCTTCATTTTATCGAACGACACCACATTTGCAGACATGCTGCTCACCTCCCTCCAAAACCTGATTGGGGACTTTTTTATTCGCTAGAGAGCCATGCCGGTCTAAGTCACGGCGACTCCAAGGATTTTAGACCCCCTACCCCCTATGCCTTCGTTGGCCAAAGCCGCCATCTTCTCGGTTAGTCTTCTTACTATGGTGTCCATGTGCCATTGGCCGATGATTGCTCGGCTCCCAGAACAGTGGGTCATCGGGGCCAGTGACAGCCTTGATATGGTCAACGTCGGTTGCTGGTACAATAGCACCAGTTGCCTTACACTCATCGCACTCGCACAGCGGCCGCTGTCTCAGGAACTGCAGACGATATCGCTGCCACCTCACATCATAGCCGCGAGCGGTCGATGAGCCGCGCCGCTTGTCGTAGTCGCGCTGTTCTGTCCTTCGATGCTTATCACATCTACCACCATCTGTCAGTGCTGTGCATCCTGGATATGAGCATGGACGTAATGGCTTAGCTGGCACTATCTATCTCTCCTGTCCACACATTAGGATATAGCCCGGCCAGATACTCTTCGCATTGTCGCTTGATATCAGCGCCATCCTTGCTTTCCCTCATCTGATGATGCAAGTAGCAAAGGCAGCAACCCTTCTCTATCCTGTCCTCCTTATAAGCACCGCAGGGTTCATGGTGGAACTTCTCACCTAAAAGAACGTGACGGCCGCAGCCTTTTATAATGCAGCGGTAGCCGTCGCGTTCATGTATATCCTGATTGAGTTGGGCAAGCTTCTTCCCCTTAAGCCTGATATCCTTCACCTTTGGCAACATCTTTCCTCTTGCCTCTCTTCCGCCGCCGGCGGCGGCGTGGTTTCTGGCGGTCACGGCAGCGGGCATTCCATGCGTCATTGGTTGTCGCCCGGCCGCAGTGCTTTCCATCATCGTTGATAGGACAGCCGACGTTGGTGCATATAAGCATCACCATCACCGCCAAATAAAAGGGCCACCCTCGCCGGGCGGCCCTTGATAAATATTTACAATATCACTATACCACGGATTTTGACCTATGATGCGTTGATTTTGCGATGACTTCTTTTATTGAGCCATCCAGCCATATATTCCACTATGGCATTTAGTTTATACCTTATTCGATATTCACTGCAATAAAGGATATACGATATCTGGTAATTGCTTCGGCGGTATATGTACCGATGTTCAATTATCTTCTGCTCCTCGACCGTAAGTCTACTCATAGCTACTTCAAACGGTGCCGCGTATTCTTTGATCGTGTGGATACGCGCCTTGATGCTGGCCAAACGCCGCCACTTGAAAAGAAGCTGCTTTGTTATGGAGTCTACCTGTTTTTCATACTGTTCCATCAGTGAGTTGTAGCCTACATCACCGCTGCGTGACGCCGCCGGTGCTAATCCGTACTTCGCTGTAATTCCGGGAATATGTTTCATATCAGTTAGGCATTGATTTAGTTCGTCAATATCTTCTTTGAGCGCTTGTTCTAGCTTGCGAAGCCGCTCCAGTCGATCAACCGCTCGACAAAAGCGAGATATAAGGCGTTCAGTCTCAGAAAACCAGGATGCTTTCTTAGTTGCTCCCGTTTTAACCATCATATTCCCTCCCTCAAATAAATTAGCCGGCACCTTATAAGGCACCGGCATATGGTTCTTCCATTCAGCCGCTGTTTTCTATTCTCCGCCTCGCGGAGATTTGGTTGCGATATTCTCTTCGATTCTTACTCTTTGAACCTTGCCCGACTGTACCACAAAACCTATTTCCCCGTATTCAACTATGTTTATCTTTTTGGCATGGGCGTTGGCTTCTTTGAGAATTTGAACCGATACGTCAGGCAGTCTCTTTTCGCCGGCCATCTTGTCCCTCCTGTTTTATCCCCCAGCATATTTGCCCGACGCAAGGAATGCTGTCCGGCTCAGGTTTTCCTAGACAGTTACCAGCTTTGTTTTTAATGCAATTAGTCTCCGCTCCCATAATGCACTTCATTATTCCGCCCCCTCCGTATCGCGTAAGTCATCCGTCCGGGCTTTATTAGGGTTACTCTCAATCATCGGGCCGCCGCACTTTTCACACTTGTCGACCTCAGCAGCGCTGTAGCTCACGTTTTTGCAGTCGGTGTTGATGCAGGCGAATTTACGCACCATCATCGCCGTCCTTTGTTGGGGTACCGGCAGCCGTCATGATTCATCACCTTCAATCCGCCGGATTATAGCCTCGCCTTTTTCCTTGTCGGCTTCGGTGTGGAAATACATGGTTCCGTCACCAGGATCAATTCCATAGCTCACGCCGGAGGCGTTCAGTTCGTCGATTATCTTACAGGCCTGCTTGTCCTCAATAGCCAGGAGGCGGTCGATTTCAGCAGCAATCAAAGCGCCACCTTTTTGAAGTTCCCGTATTCGGTCATCAGGAGTAGGCTTCCACCAGTCATGATGCCACGGCCACCGCGCCGGAATCGTCGCTATAATGCGCGGACCGCTTCTATAACCCCTGTCGCCATAATCATAGCCCATGAATTCGTGTATTGAGCGCATAGCCCTATTTTTCTTGGGTAAGGCATAACACGCACCGGCTATTGCTAACTCACCATTGGGGTGCTCACGAATGTCTCTTTCCTGGCTCCAGCCTTCTTTTTCAATTTGCCGCTGCCGCTCTTCGGCTATAAGCTGTACTCCCTTAGTCAATGGTTTTCGCCTCCTTCGGCTCAGGGAACTGCACTGAAGCCGCGCACACGGGACAATCATAAATAGGACCAAAATCATCGATAGTGCAACTTATGTCCTCGCCGCAGTTAGGGCAGATGAATTGAAATTCGCCATTCTTCTCGATGGCCTCGCCGATAAAAACGTTACCAGGCTTATACATTATCCTCTCCCCTTTCAGCGTTTCGGCCGCTTAGGATAAACCTTCAGTTTACAGGTGTCCTGGCTTAATTCACCCTCAGTACAAGTTGGCGTTGTTCCTAAAAGCCATTTCTTTATTCCATGCCGCTGGCGCTGGGGATGATGGCAATATGTACGGCACAACGAACCGCCGTGACTGAAATGTTTGCAAAAAACATTGAAGCCCAATCTCCTCTCCCCTTTCTTCTTTACTGGTTACAGGTACCAGGTTAAACGGCGGTTTTCAAGGTTTCCGGCAGAATGCCAATCGTCCAATCTGGCCAGTATGTAGTGGTCCCTTTTCCAGATTTCTCCGCCCACTGGTCCAGAAGTGTCTGCAGTTCCTGAATCTCTGAATTGCTGATGTCGTCGCCGGCCTCATCGTGCAGATCGCCGCAGGCATCATCAACCAAATTGCCAGCGTCAAAACTAAGCTTGGTTGTGCTTGTGCCATAAATCCTTAGCTGGCCGGCTCCTTCTTCGCCCAGGTCATCATCATTGTCTGCAAGCCAATCGTCCAGTTCGTCAATTGAGACGTATTCATCGTAAGCGGCGATATATACCAGATGAAATCGTTCGGCTGCCTCGTCCAGGGTTATCTTTTGAGCCTTATCCCACTTGTCAGAGTCTTTTTGTCGCTGCTCTTCGTCCCTGGCCTTCTTGGCTTCAGCACATAAGCAGGTGGTTTCAGCGTGGATATATCGCCGGTCACGATTCGGCTGGCCACAATATTTGCAGGTTGCCAGCACGCCGTTATAGCAAGCGGTGCATGGCACGAATGCTTCATGCTTATACCGGCAACCGTATCGCTGTACTTCGCCGGCTATGCCGTAATTGTTATCGACCTTTCGGACGCCAAGGCCTTCGCAGACTGGGCAGATAATCTCGCCATCGTGTAAATCCTTCCGCAGATGCTTCGGCAGTTTAAGGTTAACGTCGATCATCACGGTTTCAACCATTTTTATCGCTCCCTTCACCTAATTGGGGTACCGGCTTTACGGCCCCTCCATTTCCTCCAGTGCCACACCACCAGACAGGCCAGGCAGGCTAATATAGGTGCATACCAGGGCATCCTAATTCACCGCCTTCTGCTCGGCTTTGCCTACCCATGCATTTAGGCCCTCGTCCCATTCCATGATAAAGTGAATGTATTTTATTCCTGGGTTTCGCTCTCTGATGATTTCGGCGAATTGCTTGAAACCTAGCCTCAGTGTTCCTCGATAACAGTTACGGAGTAGAAACCCCTTTTCTGACTCTCGCATAATGATGATATTGCCTCTTTTGTTGGTGAGGAATTCATATGTTTTGGTTTTATCTATAAGTTTTGCGAGACTTGCACTGAATATCATGTATTTGCTGATGATGATTTTAGGCTTTGCTTTTGGCGGTGGTGGAGTACTATGCTTTACTTTGGTTTTATCCCATAGTTCGAATTCTGTTAGTAGGAGTTTGCTTTTTACTGGTCCGCTCTTTTGTCTTGATTCTTCTGCGAAGGTTTTTGTGTCTGGTAGGTCGTTTTTTATGATGTGCAGTCTTGCTGTTTGGATGTCACTTGATGTTTCTGTTCTTAGGATGTCTAGTCTTCCCATTGTATTCCTCCTTTCTTGGGTACGATGTTCGGCAAAGGTAGGTTAATCGTCTGAATATTATGCTAATTGGTAAAGGGTATGGTTTATATGATTAGTGGCTATCATGCACGGCATCGGGCTATGGTGATATTTACCAGCCTCCGTTTCTTGATTTCTGGAGGTACTACCCGTATAATAAAAACCAAACACTTGTTCGGAGGTAATGTTGTGGCTAGAGAATATATCGCAGTGATCGCTGAACATGACGAGGACGGCCGGATTAAACCCTTGTCCATCCGCTGGAAAGATGGCCGAGTATTTTCCGTCGATCGGGTTCTCGACGTGCGTCAGGCGCCGGCGCTTAAGTCCGGCGGTCTGGGTATGCGCTACCACTGCCGGATTCATGGCCGACATGTGTATCTGTTCTGTGACGAGGGCCGGTGGTTTTTGGAGTCGATCGATTCGTCGGAGCCGCAGCAGCAGAGGCAACAACCACAGCAGCAGCGAGGGCAGTGGTGGAATTAGCCTTCCACCTCCAATAAAGTCAGAACGGTATTTCATCGGGGTCTATCTCTTGGCCGCCGAATGGATGCTGCTCGCCATCTGTCTGTTTGCGCTCCAGGTACTCCATGCTCTGGGCGACTACTTCGGCCACCCGGCGCTTCTGACCGTCGTTGGTTTCATATGACCTGATCTGTAGCCGGCCCTCGATCATGACTTTCTGACCTTTCTTCAGATTGTTGCCACAGGTTTCGGCCAGCTTTTCCCATGCTACGATAGGCACCCAATCGGTTTCTGGGTGAGCACCTTTGGCTACTGGGCGGTTAACCGCCAGGTTGAACGATGCGACAGCCTTGCCGCTCTGAGTGTACCGGACTTCAGGGTCTTGGCCGAGGCGGCCTGTTAGGATTACCCTGTTCATGCTGCGGCCTGCACTATATCACCAAGCGCTACGTCATACCACGTGTCCCGATTGGTTCCCAGGTAGATGACAGGGCATTTGGCGTAAAGCTTGAGCAGCTGAAGCAAGTGGTAGTCCACCACGATCTGCGTGTTTTTGTCGGTCAAGCGAAAGCCGTCGCTAAAGATATCGCCGGCCGGTATCGGGCAGTAGATGATGCGGTCGTAGCTGACACTGTATCTGGTGGCGTAGTCCAAAAACTGTTTGATGAAATCGGGCGGCAGCTGGTAAAGCTGCATATATGCCAATACGTCAAATATTGACCGGTCAGAGATAAAGCCTTGGTTGTCAACGCTCCGGGTCATCTCAGCCAGTAGTTGATCGTAAAATACTCGCTGTTGAAAAATGCGTTTTTCCTCCTGGGTGGCGGCCATAATATCGTCGGTAGTGGCGTAACCCATTTCGGCGGCCACCTTCCTGGCCACTTCGGATATGAAGTTGAACTTCAGCGTGGCGTTGAGTTTTTCGGCCAGGGTGGTTTTCCCCACTCCATGGCTCCCGGAAATTGCGATTCTCATAATATCCTCTCCCTTATCGTTTTGTCGGGTGATTCCAGCAGTCGCAGTCAATGTCAAATTCTATTAGCGGGTCAGAACCATTAACGACCATTCTACGCTTGCCTTTTCCGTGACATTTGGGACAATCATCTTTAGCGAATCTTTTTGCCTTGCCTTCGTCGGTAGCAGATACCGGGACACGTCCCGTTTTATCAAGTGTTCCGATCAGCCAGGCTAGCGGGTTGTCGATTAAGCCGAGGTTTGCCTGATCCCGAAGTCTCGCCAGTTGATAAACCACCTTGTCAGGGCCATGCTTCTCAAGTAGCATCTTCATGACACTGTGATGCTTGTCCTGAATTTTGACGCCAGGGATTGACTGGAATTCTTTGACCAACTCAGCTATCACCAGCTGGTTGGACGGAGCATTTGCTCCGTGCTGCCGCATTAGCCATTTACATGACTTGCGGACGTCGATTGCCAAGCCTCTTGGTGTTCGACGTGTACGGATATATCCGTGCTGTTCAAGGCGTCGAAGGTGATCTTTGGCTGTTTCTTCGTGGATGTCTAGCCGGCTGGCTATCTTCTCCGCTACGGGTACCGGCCTGCCGCCGAGGACTTTCCCCCACCGTTCTCCTTCCTCGACGAATTCCTCGGTTACCATGTCGATGAGAATTACGAAAACCCATATGGCAGGCCCGATGTTCTTAAAATGCTTCGGAGATAGAAGCCCGGTCGATACCGGTATCGTCAGCTTTTTTTCATTCGTAAACCTCACCTGCCTTGGGCTGTATAGTAGCCTTGCTGTAAAGTCTAAACACGAAGAACGTAGTATTTATATATATATCTAAAGGGGCAGTCATTTGGCTGTATCAGGTGGGGAGTGATACAGTTATTTGGTTGTATCACCTTATTAGTGATGCAGTCGTTTGGCTGTATCACTGTATCACTAATGAAAAAACTGTGGATAAACTAACCAGCTTCACCCATCGCTGGCAATTCCCGACTCAGGCACCGAGGGCAGTCACTCATATATGGACTGCCGCTCGGTGTTTTGCATCGCCGGCAGATTGCCGACAGGGTTCTCCATACGAATCCGCAGGCCGGGCAGCGCATTATCACCATGGGACTGACGAAATCGGCGATTTCTCCGTCGGTGCCGCAGTCCCGGCAACTGGTGACGGTGGTTATACCGGGAATGCATTTCATTTACATCACCTCGCGGATCTCCGACTGCTCATCCTGTACCCAGACGCCGGCGGCCGTCAGTTCGAAGTAGTCGCCCTTTTCGTTCGCCATCAGAGTGGTAAGCATCTGACTGGCAATCGCCTCGGCAGCGTCGGGCGGGACCATGTTGCCGATTGCTTCCCGCCAGCGGGCGTCACTCTTGCCGGCCAACACCAGGGGCTTCCCGTTCACGACGAGCGGTAAGCTTTGCAGGGCTGCGAGTTCCAGGGTAGTCAGCGGCCGGTGCCAGGTACCGTCTGGTGCTATGATAATCCATGTGCCGCTTTCGCTGTCAGCGGGTGTGCGCGGATCAGCGACGGAGGCCCGGCTGGCCATTACCCGCATATTCCCCCTGACGGTAACCGCCGGCTCATCCCAGTCGTGTATGCCGTAGCTGTCAGGGTACATTTCCTTTTCGAATCGCGGGTCGGCGATGGCCGAGGTACCGGCGTGGACATCACCGGCGGCTATTACCGTATTGCCCGGCTGTTCCCAGTCCTGTACGCCGAAAGTGCCGTTTCGATGTTGCCGGTTAAGGCGCGGGTCGGCTATCGTGTGGGCACCGCAGCTCGGCGAGTGGCCGCTGGTGATGGTGCCGGAAGGCTTGTCCCAAGGAGTTACGCCGTAGCTGTGATGATAGTACCCGGCGGCGTGCTGTACTCTGGGGTCGGCGATACAATGGCCTCCTGATGACGGACCAGTACCGCCGGTTACCGTTGTCGAAGATGAGTCGAAGGCCTGGACATTATATAGGTTGGTGCGGTCGCGGCCATTGGTGCTTTTAATATTGACTCGCGGATCTGATATCGATTGAGCACCGCTGCCAAGTGTGTCCTCGCCGGTGACTGTGAAGGCCTGTCCATCCCACGGCCGTACTGTGTAGCTGTTGCTGCGCTTGTTGTCACGTTCGTTTACCCTCGGATCTCCGACGCTGATTGCTCCGTTGTTCGGGCCGGCGGCCCCGGTGACCGTCTTGGCCGGGTCATCCCATTTCGCCATTTGGTAAAGCGCTGCGTGGCCGTCTTTAATATCAAGCCTGGGGTCCGCCATCGCCGGAGCTCCACTGCCGAAGCGGGTACCGGTTACACAAGGAGAGGTTTCGTCAAACTTCAGTATCCGGTATATTCCCGGATGGCGGCTCTCCCGCTCTTTTAGCCTCGCGTCGGCGACGGCCGCCGGCGTGCTGCCCCCCGGCCGGGTATTGCCGGTCACTGTTCCTGCAGTTTCATCCCAGTCCATGACGCCCATGGTACTCTTACGTGGTATATGCTCCAGTCGGTATTCTTCGGGGGCAATCTTCTGGAGATCGCGCCAGTCGCCACCGGCCGGGATGAGTGCCAGGCGTACCCAGGTTTTCCATTGCAACCTCGGAAGCCGGTGCATCGGGCCGCAGGAGGGGTCGTCAGGCAGGGGTATGGGGCCGATGATGTCACCTATCGTTTTGAGCTTCTGCTTAGGCGGATGATATAGGTAGGCAGGTACTTTGCTTTCGTTCCTGGCTACCAGAAGGTAGCGTTTTCTGTGCTGGCCCAGTCCGCCGAGTTCGCCGCAGTCATGGTCGCCGCCGTGAAAGGCGTATCCGTATTTACTGAGGACTTTTTTCACTCGATCGATGAGCTGGGCCCCGCGGGTTTTTATCATAGGTACGTTCTCGATGAGGATGAACGCAGGAAGGTTTTCTTCGAAGGCCTTGACGGTGAGTTTCATGCTCCTGACTACCAGGCGGTTAAGCGCTTGGTATTTTTCGCTGGCGGCGCTCTTGGCTGGCAGGAGGCCGGAGAAGCCTTTGCAGGGCGGCGATAGGAAGATTACGTCGGGATAGTCGCCAGCGGCGCGGTAAAGGTCGTAGGGTTCAATTTCCCGCCAGTCCGCCGGCGGTTCTTTGCCGTGAAAAGCTATGTAGTCTTCCCTTGTGAATAGGTCCATCTGTACTGCCTTGGAGTCTGTCAGGTATTCGAAGTCCTGGCAGCAGAGCGGGTCGACGTCGACGCCGGCCAGGGTTTTGAATTTAGCGACGGCCCCTTTGTACTCGGATATAGCATTCTGAAATCCTACGGCGGCGCCACCGCTGCCGCAGAAGATGTGAAGTACTTTGTATTCTTTCACTCGTTCACCGCCTCAAAAAGATTCACTTGGTCCCGCCATTGTGCTACTCGCTTGTCGATCAAGGGAATATAAGCCGGATTCAGTTCAATGCCTATTGCATGACGTCCGAGCCGTCCGGCCACTTCCAGCGTCGTGCCGCTTCCCGCGAAGGGGTCTAGTACTCTACCGCCCTCGGGGCAGCCGGCCAGGATGCAGGGTTCGATGAGTTTCGGCGGGAAAACAGCAAAGTGCGCTCCATCATAGGCCTCCGTAGACACGGTCCATACTGATCTTTTATTGCGCTTCTCTACCTCGAGGACGCACGCAGTTTCAAAACTCTTATTAGCTTTGATGCCGCTACCGGCTTCAGCCAATTTTCTCGTGGATCCCGCAACTACTGCCTTCATTGGGCCATTGGTTTTCCCGCCCCCATTGGCTCGAAAACTGCCGATTTGGTCAGCAAGATTTTGCGATACTCTTGCATGCGTGGCGGGGCTGCACTCTTCTTTTATCGCCTCGGCGTCGTAATAGTACCGCTTCGACTTACTCAGCAGGAATAGGTATTCATGCGCCTTCGTCGGCCGGTCTGTGACGCTCTCGGGCATGGGATTAGGCTTATGCCAGATGATGTCAGAGCGGAGATACCATCCGGCCGCTTGGAGGGCGAAGGCTACGCGCCAAGGGATGCCGACTAGGTCTTTGGGTTTAAATCCTCGAGGAGCACTTTTCCACCCATTCAAAGATGACTGCTTTTGCCATGCCGCTTCTTTCCGTTCAGCCATATAGGAACCGCCACCGCCTTTACCTCCAGCCGCGTAGCAGTCGCCAAGATTTATCCACAGCGTCCCGTCATCCCGCAGCACCCGGCGAACCTCGGCAAACACCTCGACCATCTTTGCGACGTACTCCTCCGGTGTCGGCTCTAATCCTAGTTGGCCGGCGACGCCGTAATCCCGCAGTCCCAAGTATGGCGGCGAGGTCACGCAGCAATTGACGGAGTCCGCCGGCAGCGTACGCAGGACGGCGAGAGCGTCGCCTTGAATTACCTTGATCATTAGATCACTCCTTGGAGGTAAATATCACATACTGCCGAAATGTTTTAAAAAAATAGGCGGAGGTTGTGGGCGTGAGACTTTATAAATACGCAACATGGCGTCCCTTTGATAAAGGATGCGAGGAAAATAAGCAATGTGAGTTCATCAATAAATGTTATACGAAAGAAAATCTCTTGAATAATGTTTGGTTTTTTAACTCGCCTGATAACTTTAATGATCCGTTTGATACCTTAGCCAATATAAAAACTGACTGTAAACCAGAGACAATAATGGAATATATGGTTTCAGGATATATGATGAGTGAAAACATACCTCGACAAGTTGCAGAACAAAAAGCTTTAGAAAAACTAAAAACAAGTAAACTATTTAGTGATATACCTACACTGAAACGTTCAGCAGAAGAAGTTATATTAGAGTATAGGAAAAGAACTGGCGTATGTTGTTTTACAAGTAATAAGCCTGACACATTGCTTATGTGGTCGCATTACGCAGACAAGCATCGTGGAATTTGTCTTGAGTTCGAAATTACAACAGGTAAGGTAGAGTATCAAATCCCTAACTCAATCTTCAAGATAATAATTGCTGGTGTATTTAAAATGAAATACCAAAAGAAATTGCCAATCTTTAACTTTTTTGAATTTGAAGGAGCATTCGAGCTTCTTACTACAAAGCACAGACGTTGGATTTATGAACAAGAGTACAGATTGATAAGCTTAAATTACACTGGGCCGGTAGGTTATCTTCCTGAGCATTTAGTAGGTGTATACGCTGGATGTAATATCGGTGACAATGAATTTATAGACCTACAGACTACAATTAAGAATTTGAAGTCGTCGCCGGTCCTTTACCGAACAACAATAAAGAAAGAAGATTATGGGCTAGATATTGAAAAAATTTAGGAAGGGTACTCATCCCATAGCTGGCCGTCTAGTAGGCGGCCAATTTTTATCCTGCCTCCTCGAATAATAGCGGTTGCTCCCATCTGCCTTGATTAAGGTACCGGTCTTCCCACTTTACTCCGATGTAGTCGAGAACTTTACCCCAGCCCATGGTGTACATCCAGAAATACCATTCCTTGGGGTTGTCCTCCCGGAGCCGATCAAAGCGGTGAGGTCTTTTCTCGAAGTGGATGCCGAATCCACACATACTGCAGCCGGTTCGCTGGGCCCTGGTGGTGTAGAGTGTGCCGTCAGGTTTACGCTTGATCTCGCCGTAAATATGTGGCACTGGTACGTTAAGGTCAAGCGCCAGCTGCAGAAGATCCTGCCGGTCAAATATTGCGAATGGCGCTGACCTGGTTACGGTCTTGCCGTAGTAGTTGCAGCCGTGGTGGAATAGTGCCATCCTCCTCTGGCCGCCTTCGCTGGCCATGAGTCCCATATAGGGCTTTCGGCCGGTTTCCTTGGCGTAGTTGTCACAGGGTTTTTCTTTCATCCAGTAGCAGCAATCAGGGCTTACTTTGAATGGTGCCGTCTGATAATGGGTGCCGTACTTTTCGTTCTCAGGTCCACCGAAGAGGTTGAGCCACTTTTGAGGTAGACGCATCCGGCTGCCGGTCTCTTTTGTCTTGTAGCCGCCGTATGCCCCAGTTTCGCCGGTCATAATGGCATGGCGGACGGTGGCATTATCCGGTGTCGGGTTCTGCAACATTTGAATTTTGCCGGCCTTCTCTTTACTCAGTACCGGGTAGCCGTGGTCACGGATTACCTGGGCTTTGTTTTTTAGCGGCTTTAGTAAGGCGATGTTATCAAAGGTTCGATGAATAGCCGTTATTGACTTATCTTCCAGGCAGGAGACGCTGGCGGCCGGTATGTCCTTGGATACTACCTCGCGGACAAAGGTCAAAAGCGTGATGCTATCCATGCCACCGACACTGACGAATACGTCGCCGCCCAGCTTGTCGTAAAACTCTCGGGCTTTTATCTCAGCGTGAGCCAGTTTGGCCTCATACGGCAGGCTCATCTTTTGCAGAAACTCGTAAGGGTCCATAGCATATCACCTTTCTTTCCCCAAAAATCACAAATTAGAGCGTCCTGGAAATTTTTATGCTAGTATGCAATAATATAGCTAAAGCAAATAACTAGCACTTTTTGGGGGTTACAAAAATGAGTAGGGGCTTTTTTGAAACTGCGCTAATATGTGAAAGTGGCCATGTCATTTCATCAACCCTTAATAGCACTCCAGAATATAGAACTTTTAAAGGGTGCAGTATTTGCGGCAAGCCTGTGATATCTTCTTGCAAAAACTGCGGTGTGGCTATTATTGGTAACCATGTCACCGAACACACATATACAGTATCTACGTCTTATGATGTTTTTTCTGGGGAAAGTCGAGGAAAAACAAGATCGTTCACAGAAGTTTCTCAACAATATACATGCCCTGCTTATTGCCACAATTGTTTAGAACCTTATCCCTGGACTGAAGTCGCAATTGCAGCTGCTACCGAAACTGTCCACGAAATGACTGAACTAACCGAGAGTGAACAGCAACAGTTAATTGCTGATGTTCCATCAGTCCTAACTGACACCCCACAAACCGGCCCTGCAGTTAATCGAATTCAGAAGGTCCTCGGCAAGGTATCACCATTTCTGAGAGAAATATTCTTAAAATCAATTTCTGACGTAACAGTAACATACGCCAAAATAAAACTATCCGAACTAACTGGTATCAACATGGAAAACCTTAAAAACGGTTGAATGTTGGATATACATCCCATAGCTGGCCGTCAAGTAGGCGGCCGGCTTCCTTTTTGCCAACTTTGGCCATTATTCGCGGATGCAAGTATGGCCAATCTTTGGTTGAAGTGTACTCAGCATTCGGCCATGAATATGTTTTTCCATCGATTGTAACAACCAAGTGCTTGGCGTTGGTGTCATAGGCGCTGCCGTCTTGCCATTCCCCCCACTGCTTGAACAGGAACGGGGTACCGGCCGCCTGGCATTGGTCCCGCAGACTCCTAGCCCAGTCCGGATGCATCGGCCGGGCGCCGGGGCCGCTCTCGCCGCCGCAGATTACCCAGTCGAGTTTCCCGGCATAGTGGCACTGCATGGTAGTGTCGATGCCCTTCAAGGCGTCCAGCGTCCCGCCATCTTTGAGCCTGATATTCCGAAGATTCACCGGCCCCAGCATCGGCTCCACGCTGACGAACCGCACCGCCGCCGGCGTCTGCAGCAGAATCGGTATGCGCTTGTCGGCCTGCTCCTGGTTCTCGGCCGTGACGCCGATCCATAAACCGGGTAGCCCGTTATCAATCCAACTAGCGAGACTAAAGTCTGCATTCATCCACCATTCCTGGCCTAGATTCCGCGCTAACTGTTTGCAAAATTGCCCCGCAAATCTTGTAATATTGGGCTCTTTAGAAAAGATATCTCCGGAAAGAAACTCAGTGAAAAATCTTTGCATTCTTTCGGGGCGCTTAGTTAGCAGTATGTAAGTATGGCGCTGCTTGCAGATTGCCACACTCAACCCGTCGCCTGCATCACGCATCTTTCCGGTATGGTCGTAGGTCATTGCCATTACGGCCAGCACGGCGGCAATCCAGTTATCAGGTACATCATCATGGAAAAGGTCGCCCATTGAACAGCAAAATATCCTGGCCGGGTTTCTCCATCGAATAGGGTCCAGAAAGATTTCGTCGCGGCGTTTGGTCACGGCGAAGGGGTTATTCGCCGGTAATCCCCATTGCTTTCCGAAACGCTTCGCTTGCCTCTCGGCGTAACAGTTCCGGCAGCCTTCGCTGATCTTCGTGCAACCCGTTACCGGGTTCCAGGTTTTATCGCACCATTCGATTTTGCTGTCAGACATATAGGGCGCCCTCCCTCATTAGGCAGTTTCCGCAATAAATATACTGATCGAACACCTCAGCCGGCGATGTGCTAATATCGGCAGGATTGCCGCAGATTGCACACTCGGGTTCCCAGTTCCAAAGCCTTTGCCTACCATTGACTCTCACCGGGTGGATGGGGCGGACGTTAGCCAGTATCCATCCATAGCGTCCTTCGCTATAGTCCCCGAATGGATATTCATAATCATCGGCCACATAACCGTTTTCAAGCCAGGCCATCATGCCGTCGCTGTGCAGAACCTTCACGCAATCCACAAGGTCGGCGATGGCGATAACGCAGCCATTGTGCTTGAGTTTAAAGCCGCCATTCTCACTGAACATTCCCGCTTTGGCAAGCTCCGATTTGAAAGGTTCTTCCCACGTACACCGGGGAGTATTGAAGTGCTTTGCCGCATGTATCGCTATTGGTCCACGATATTGGGTCGGCCAGCTTCGGGTCTCGATATGTTTGGCGCCGATAGCCACCAGTGTGGCCCAAGGCTGCCAGAGAGTTAACGCTTTCACTGCTGCACCGCCTTTTTGCCCCTGCTCTCCCTGCGGCGGCGCCGGGCACGATAAAAGCCGCTGGTAACGTACTGTACCGGGCGGCCGTATTTATCTTTGGGACCGTTCTGCAGAGATAACTGCTCAGGTCCCCAGAATATATTGCTTTTCATATGCTCATCTCCCAAAATAAAATAATGGGTAGGCCGGGGGCCGCTTTAGCGGCTGGCGCTTGCCTGATCCGGACACCGAAGGTTTCATGTCGCTCGTCACGCAACAACCTGCATCCTCGGCTATGGTCGGGCTTTTTATGACTTTGCTTCCCTCCGGGCGTGCGCTTACGATTGTCCCCACGTGTCACCACGCAACCCCGGCCATGTTGACTTATATCACCGGCCGCCATTCACTGCAGCCGCAGTGGCAGGGACCGGGATGAGGATGCGCCATGATGAAGGTTATCTTATGCCCGTTACGGCATATCCAGCGCCTAAACAGGTCCATGATGTTGCCTCCCTATTCGAACATCTGGCAGAGCTTGCGCATTGATTCACTGGCGCAGGCCGCCGGCTTAACTTCCGGGTCGTCATGGTCACAGCAAAAGCAATCGACTTTTACTTGGTGGCGCGGTATTCTCTGTTCGATGGCGAAGTCAACTCTGGCAGAGTGAATGGCTGCTCTGGCGTTGCGGGCGTCTATTCTTTTTCTTAAGCCCCTGACCTTGCAGCCGCCGATCACAGCCGAGCATACCACGTTGTACATAGTAGCCCTCCTATGCGGCGTCAGTCGGCGGCGGCTGGTTCTTTATCTGCTTTATGGCTTTACTGGTTAGCACGCGCCGGCCGTCGATCACGTAGGTGACCGCGATAATGTCGATTACTTTTCCCATGACTACCTCCAAAGGGTTATCCGGCCCGGGAGCCCGTGGCATGTCCACTTCTTAGGCCTACCTCTTATTGTGTTACCCGGGCCGGTATCGACTGTGTTAGTTGCCAATAGAACACCTTTCGTTTCCGCACTCGCCAAACCAGACACATTTAAAGCAGCATATCGGTGGGCGATCATCGTTATAACATGGTCCTTTTGCGCAAAATTCCGGAGCAACAAAGTTGGCGCATTTGAGAGTGCATTGCCGGGCCGGAAGTGGCTCTTTGGCATCAGAGAACATACTGCAGTCATCCGGGCATTCTTTGGTTTTGAGTCCGACCCTGCAGAAGCCGCCGCAGGAGTACCGGCAATTACTCATGGTAACCTCCTATTGACTCGCATTTTTCAGTGATGTAAAATATAAATGTAAGTTCCTACTTAACCGCTTTGAGAGCGGTTTTTTCTTTTTGTATGGGGGTTAATAGTAGCGAGAAGGCTGATCTGATAACGTCGCGTAGTTCGTTCATGCCTTCCATCCAGCGGGGTATCTCATGGTTTTCTACTTGGTTGTCGCGGCCCATTTCGTCAATGTCATCCTGGAGGCGTGAGACGTGTTTCATTTCTACCCGAAGGTCCAGGATGTTCTGGGATAATTGCCTAGTCGATACTTCCGGCAGTAGCATGTTGCCGACCTTATTGGACCGCAGCCATATGTAGCCGAGGTGAGGAGCGTCCAGCCGTTCCATCAGAACAAGGGTTACTTCTTCGCTCGGCAGAGATTCGCCACGGCCGTAATTGGATACAGATCCTACGCTTATTCCGCAAAGCTCGGATAGCTGCTCATGGGTTAATCCCTTAGCCCGCCTGGCAGTATCTATCGCATTCGCAAAGGCTAGATACATGGTTTTCACCTCCTTCCTCGTTTACAATTAAGGTAATCCTCTCCCTCGCCCCCTCATAAGGGGCTTCTTTTTAGAAGGTGCCGCGAATGGCGGCTGCAAATACTTGGCCGTAGCACAAGAGGCCAGAACAGACAAGAAGGGCAATCCAGAAGATTTTGCTGTAGCGGCGGCGCCGTTCTTTACGCTGGCGGTTGAGTTCGCCGAGTGTCGTGAGAGACCGTTCAACTCGCTTTCTCATAGCTTGTCTCTTCCATCAGTTTGGCAATATCCGAGGCCCGAGGTTGCCAGTCGCGGACGTACTGCATGGCGGCGTTGTATCGTGTGCGGGGTATCTCCCGGTATACAGGCACCTGGAAAACGGCCTTGAGGTCATCCCAGATAAGCTGGAAAAACTTTTTGCTGAAATCCTTATATTGCTTGTCCTGGGGCAAAAGTTCGCGTATCCGCTGGGCGACGAACCGGCGTAGAGTGTTGGACATTGCGCTGGTTAGCCAGAGTTGCGTGTCAACGATGGAGCGGAACTCTTCAAGCTCTTGGGTTACCGTTGCCCTCAAAATCTGCTGATCGGTCGAAACAGTTTTGACTTCACCTAAAAGAGCCTCGGCCATTCGGATGAGTTTCCCCACGGTGGTAGCTTCAGGATTATTGGCAGCTTCAATATTGCTCATTAAGATATCACCTCCGCGTCTATGATGTCGCCTTTCTTGGGAGCCACTATTTGACCGCGCATGTCCGCGCACCACTTTTCGACCGTCGAAATGATTGATTCATACTGTTTCAGGCTGTCCGGCGAGGTCCGTAAGTGATCTGCGCTGAGGTAACCGAGGGGAGCTACTTTGTCGATGAACTCTTTCACGATGTTGGCGAATATCTTGACTCGCAGCTGAACGGATATGCGATCATCAACCTGGCCGGTGCTGGATGCTTTAATCTCATCTTGAAGTGTGGATATGGTGCTTTTTGCTTGTGCCAGCTGACCTTCTAAGACCTTGTTGGCGTTTTTGATGAGGGCATAATCTGCAGGTGGTTTTTCTTTTTCCGGCCGATCCTCCAACTGCTTTTGCAGACGTTTGATTGTCTCGTTTTTCTCCTCGACTAATTCACGGGCTTCATTGGTAGCCTGATCCGCAAGGTCTCGATCAGCGACGGCTCTAAGCCTGGCCTCTTCTGCCAGCCTGACAGCCTCATCGGCTTCCCGTTTTTCCCTAAGAACTCTTTCCATTTCGCGTGAGGTCATTTCATCGATGGTCTTTGTTTCGCCGGAAGGCAAAACATGGGGTTGAGTTGCGAAAGATTCGCGCTCCTCTACTGGCAAATCCAGCAGGAGAAATACCTTAGTCGGCCCCAAATGCGACAGCGCTGTCGTATTTCCGCATTCACGGGCTACCTTCATAAAGCGCTGTGCTGTCCTTTCGGAAAACTCGACTTTGCTTTTTAGCCAGTTAAGCCATTCACCGTGAGGCAATCTGTCCTGTACTTCCTGCAGCCGGCGGCCCATCTCGAAGATGTTACAGGCTGTCTGGTGTTTCAGAAGTACAATCTGGGCCGTCAGGTCATCGACGGAGAAATCGACCAGATCATTAGAGCGGCCGGTGAGTTCCGCCATCAGGTTTTCGGCTTTGTCTAGACTCAAATCTCATCCCTCCTTTCAAAATGGACCGGGGCCGAATAGTACAAATGCAAGGAATATAGCGATTATCATGAGTGCTTTGAGGTAAGCGCGAAGCATTGCTTGTCCCTCCTTTGCCCGCGTCATCAGCAGACTTTGTTATGCCCGTCTTTTTTTTCATCCTTGATCTTTACCCGGCCGCCGAAGGTCTCAGCGTAGACCTTATATAACCGCTCAAGAATCTCAGGCGGCATCGGCTGGACGTTATCCATAGATTCAGGCCCTTTCCATTTGCCAATCCATCCGCCGTTTCCGTTCTCTAACAAGGTAATCACCTCGCTACATTGTATGAGGTACCGGGTTGTCTGCTTGAATAAAAACCTGATATCATTTTGAAATCACTGTGATAGCGCTTCGCAATCTGCCGGAGTTGGATATGATACGTTCGAGGCAAAGCGGTCAAGGAGGCCTCGTAATGCTAAAGCCCTTTCTGATTCGCATTGAGAGGAAATATATAAAGAAGCTTGCTTACATTGGCGCGAGAAACGGACGTTCAATAAATATGGAGATCAGGCAGGTATTGATTAAATACATTGATAACTTTGAGCATAAGTACGAAAAGATTGAGGTTGATGATAAGGATTAGGCGGCCGTATCTTCGCTGCGAATAAACCGGGCTTCAAGCTTCAGCGCAGCGCAGGCCTTTGCCATAGTGGTTTCATTCCAGCGGCGGTCACCTTTCAGCAGATCAGAAATATAGTTGATGCTATATCCCATCCGGCCGGCAAGTACGGTCATATTTACGTCTAGTTCTTTCATACGGGCTTTAACTATCTTGGTGAAGTTCATTGTTTAACCACCTCGATTATATTTTAAACAAAATGCTTAATATAAACAAAGGTCAAAATACAGCATTTTGCTTAATTTTATGGTAAGCCTGTCTGCTTATCATCATTTTGCTTAGTTTTTCTTCGTTTTTAATCATTATGCTTATTGTATTTACAACTTGTAATTGATACAATTAATTCAGCAAATTGATTAAAGTGGGTGTGCCTTTAATGGCTGACTATCCAAACAACTTGAGAAGAATCCGCAAAAATCATACAGATAAACATTTACGGTCTGGTACAAAAGTAGCTGAATTGTTAGGAGTTACTCCTCAGTACTATTACGATCTAGAAAAGGGTAAGCGCAGGCTACATGCAGAACAAATTGCTATCCTTTCTCAAATATTCAGTTGCCCTGCAGATGAAATATTGAAAGTACCCGGTCAAAATCTTGTAGTTAAATACGGTCAACGAATCGCAGGCAAATCAATCATCACCTCAGAAATACTAAACGATGAACTAAAAAAATTAGCTGGCACCGATAAAGCCTGGGGCCAGCTGCGTGAGGAAGCAGAGAGCGCCGATATCTCACCAGATGAATTGCGAGCTATGCTTGAAGCACTACGTAAAATAAAAAAACCGGGCAATTAAGCCCGGCTATGGAGTGTCTCGATATACTGGGTCGATAAAGAGTACGTTTCCGACTATGATCCATTTCCAGTTATTAAGCTTTAAGTATACTATTTCTCCTACGGCATAAGCTTTAACTATTTCCGCTATCAAACTCCTATCTTCCATAAACTGCCCTCCGAACAACAGAACGTATGTTCTATTTTCTATAAGCTACATACATCTCCTGCTGACACATCGAACTTGTTTTCCGCCTTTTTTCGACAAAGCAAATTAATAAACCGCCCAGAGTTGGGCGGTAGTCGCGATTGACATTTTTTCATCACCTCGATTATTTATTCTGGGAAAGCGGGGACGTATCCGAGTGATATCACTATGATATCACGGTCTAAAAATGACAGTTGCCAGCTCAATGGCTGGCATGCTATGCTTCGTAGTATGAAAAATTCTATACGTAGTATCAAAAACCTTCTCCCAAATCCAACACCAACCGACTATTTTTGCAGGACGTTTGTCCTTATTCATTAACTATCTGCGGCACTAGGACAGGCCGCTATTTTTATTTAAGGGAGGGCTATTTATGCGGTGCCCCGATTGTGGGTTTATTCTTCGGGAGTCGATATGTTTTAACTGCGGCGGCCATATCGGCAATATTAAGCCAACGTCCGAAGAACGACTGAAGGCGTTTGATTCACTCAGTTTTAGAAAGTATACCAGCAAGCAAGAGATCGATAAAGCAGTTCATAAGCTAGAAGGGCTGATGAAAGGCATCGTTGCCGATAAGATAGTTAACCTCACTGAGATTGAAGAACTAATACATTGGTACTATGATTATAAAAACGTTTCAGACATGCACCCGTTTTCTGAACTGATTCCGCCTATTTACCATGCGCTCCTAGACAACGAGCTTGACGAAGAAGAGATACAAAATATACTCTGGCTTTGTAGTAAAGTAAAAACCGATAACATCTTTTACGATATGGTTACTTCGGATATTCAGCGACTCGAAGGCATATTACATGGCATTCTCTCCGATAATGAAATAACTGCGGAAGAAATACGCGGACTAAAAGCCTGGCTTAATGAAAACGAGCACTTGTCATATTGTTATCCATATGATGAGGTATACAGCCTCGCAACATCAGTTCTGTCTGATGGAGTGATCGACCCGGCAGAAAAGAAAGTACTCAAGGCATTCTTCAGTCAATTCGTTGATGTTGGTAATTCTAAAACAATTAATGCTAAAGAAATCGCTGGAATAAAGCAAGAAATGTGCATTAACGGAGTCTGCGCCATGACTCCAGATATAGTTGTAAGAGACAAGCATTATTGTTTCACGGGAGCATCGGCAAAAACTTCGCGACAGGCATTTGCAAAACTCATACTATCTTTGGGTGGCTATTATGCTGACAACGTTTCCTCCAAAGTTGATTACCTGGTTGTCGGTAATGAAGGCAATCCCTGCTGGGCTTTCTCCTGCTATGGGCGAAAAGTAGAGCATGCCGTAGACTTAAGAAAAAAAGGCCACAGAATACTAATCGTCCATGAAAATGACTTCTGGGATTCTTATCAAGACATAAGTTATTAAAGCCAATTAAGGGGGTGGAGTATAAATGTTTTGCCCGAGCTGCGGAAACGACTGCAAAGAAGAGTGGAACGTTTGTCCCCAGTGTGGTAAAACGTTGCCTGGTAAGGAAAGCATGGGCCACTTATCTGATATCGAGAAAGAGCGAATATCAGAAGAAGAAAAGATAAGGGCTGCCGAACGCAAAAAAAATTCAAATACCGAACAGCTATCTGGATGCATAATGTTTCCCTTCAAAGTACTTTTATTTATTTTTGCTATTCTGTTCATCATTAGCATCTTTGTAAAAAAATGATCTAGCGTGTCGGAGGCATCAATGTACGCAATCTGTGCAAAGGTCTCAACAATCGAGCAAGTAGAAACAGGGAGGCCAGCATGACGCAGCAACGCGCTATAAAACGCAATATTGAAAGTCGGCTTCAAAGAATCGCTATTTATATTAGAGTTTCAACTGCTGAGCAGGCCGAAAAAGGCTATTCCCTAGATACCCAGTTAGCTGAATGCCGGGCCAAGGCTGCTGCACTTGGCGTTGTCGTACATGATGATGATGTATATATTGACGATGGCTACAGTGCAGCCTTTCTAGAAAGGCCAGCGCTAGACAGACTGCGCGATGCGATAAGATCCGGCCGATACAGAGACGGCGGAGTAATTATGTTTGATCCCGACCGTCTTGCAAGGAACCTTTCACAGCAACTGCTCATAGCCGATGAAATCGACAAGGGCGGCGCCGAGCTCATCTTTGTATCAGTGACATTCGAGGATTCCCCAGAGGGTAAATTATTTTTCTCTATTCGCGGAGCCATCTCCGACTTTGAAAAAGAGAAGATCAAGGAGAGGACGGCTCGGGGCAAACGAGGGAAAGCCTTAAAGGGTAAAGTAATCTATAATGACAAGCCCCTCGGGTATGACTGGGACAAAGAGGCGCAAAACTACACCGTTAACGATGATGAGGCGGTTATAATCCGCCAGATTTATGACATGTGCGCCAAGAAGCTGATGGGCACCAGGTCGATAGCCCAGGCTTTAAACGCTCAGGGATACCGTACAAAAAAGGGTAATATGTTCGCAATGCCGGCCGTTTATCGCATACTAAAGAATCCGATGTATAAAGGGGTTAAATTATCAGGCCGATATTATGACAGGCCGGTCGGCCAGAAACGATATAAGAGAGAGCTTCGAGATCCTGCTGAATGCATCGAAATACCAGTCCCGGCCATCGTGACCGTCGATACATGGGATAAGGCGCAGCTGGCCTTAAAAGACAATACTACCTTTGCTGACCGCAACAAAAAGCAAACATATACGCTGTCCGGAATCGTCCGATGCGGTTACTGCGGCAAATCCGTTATAGGTATGAACTATCAGCGCCACGGCCATAAGTACAGATACTATATCTGCAGGGCCAAATTTAATGACTCTAAGAGTTGTTCCAATCATTATATACCGATGGATAAACTTGATGATGAAGTATGGTCCGATCTAACTGCAGCCGCTAAATCAGGCGTGCAGTTTGATGGCTTCGTAAAACCGGACGATAATGCCGATCTGCGCCAGCGAATGGAAGTGGCCGTAAGCAAGCTTATCGCCAGACAAGCGGCGATGATGAAATGGGTCCGCGAGGGCACGGTCGACGTGGCGGTAGCTGATAAGGAGCTACAAGCCATCAAGAAGGAAATCGATCTGGCCAACACTACTATAAGGAATATCCCAGTTAGCAAACCTCGTCACAGCCCTAAACCTTCAGAGATCATGAAGGCCGAAACCCCAATACAAAAAAGAAACCTTCTCCGAAGGTGGGGCATAAAGGTGTACGTTACCCGCGACGCCGCCAAGAATATCAAGTGGCGGTGGGGTTTTTAGGTTTCATAAGTTGTGACTCTAGCCTGTGCGGCCGGGAAAGTTTTTGCGGCACCCTGTGCTATGTAGGCTGCGACTTCATTATCGTCAATGTGAATCTGAGGCGCCGCTGCTTGTCAATGCACGTTCCAATCTGCATGATCCGGTTCATCGCTCCTTTCAAGTAGGCACCGTCACGTGGCCTTTCACATCTTCTGTCACGGCGGCATAAGATGTATAACAAAGTTCCCTTTCGGGAGGGGTTGCCGTGATAAGAAAGCGTGACCGTAGGCCGATGGCAATGGATGTCGAGCACATGCGGCGGTTGCATCAGGAGGCCTGGGAACAGTTGGACCTCATGCGCACGGCTCTGGAGGCGGCTGAGGCAGCCAGCGGCACCGCCGGCGATAAGCTGGGCGGGATAGTCGTCAATCACTGGAATGCCTACCTCGACGTGCTTCATATGATAACTCTTCATGATGAACTTATGACCGCCGTTCTCGGCAAGCACGGCATGAATGTACGCGACAGCGACAGCTCGGCGGAGGCCCAGCCGGAATACTTCGGCAGCCGCTTGCTTCTCCTGCCCGCCTTACAAGCCCTCTGCCGCCGCCATCGCCGTTTCTGCGACGTCTACAGCTGGCGGGGAAATCCGATGAGCGACTACCTAAAGGAATCGATGACCATGGAACGCGAACATATGGCCGAGCTGATCGCCCTGATACAGGATATGGTATAA